GTTTGAACGACTTCCATCCAGCGTTTTCATAGAACCTATCTATGACACTAAACACAATCTTTTCAAACATTTTTTCATAATCTATTTTGAAGTCTTGATTAAACTCTTCAGGTAAGTCGTATTTAAATCCAAGAGACTTAAGACCAAATTTGTTCGGAGTAATCGTATAAAAATATCTAATTTTATCTCCTGATGTAATATTTTCGTGCTTACTACTTATGCCGTAATGCTGTAATAGTTTGTTATAGTAAATAGCAGACTTAACGTGAATAGGGGTACCCTTCTTTACCTGCCAGTCGTTTGCGTAGATGCTATATTTTTCATACTCTTTGATACCCATTACAAACGCAATATCGTTGATAGGTAATGACTTAAATATATCATATGTCTCCTCAAACATCTCGTTTGTTGACGCTCTATCTTCAGTCATAATCATATGTTCAATTATTTTTTTCACATATGGCTTAATCGCATTAGGCATTGTAGTACGAACTACCTCAACACCTGTATACTTAAACTTGTTACATGCTACTCCTTCGTCGTCGAGTTTGTGTAAGACGTATCGTTTCTTCTGCAGGAAATAACCTCTATCACAAATAGATTCTCGCTTGAATACGAACCTAGGGTCTTTAGTTAGTAACGTATCACGAGCCCACTTTTCAATATTTTCATTTAGGTCGTCTTCTATATCTTGTACTAGATCTAACACTTCAGGAGTGACTACATTGTTGGTATGTAGAGGTATATCCATGTGTTCAAGTAGTTGCGATATTGTACAATAAGAACTATCAGTATCATTATATACAATAGGGTCTCTACGCTCTAAATCTTTATCAGTTAGACCAGTTTTCTTCTTGATATAATTACGTAGAATAACATTACTTTGCTTGATTACATCTCGTCCAGTTAATGTAATTGATCTAGCAATATCACCATCACCCATTTGAGATATCTTATTACCGAAGTAACCGTAAATACGGTTGATAAGAATTTTCAAGGTAAATTGCCAAATCCATAATTGGTCGATTTGAAATTTAGTCTTTTTTATTTGCTCTAATAAGTCTTGTTTTTCATTCTCAGAACAGTTTTCTAATTTAGTTTCTAATACGTGAAGTCTTTCCCTCGCTTTAGTCCATTCTGCTTTTTTGCCTTTCCGTATATCATAGAAGTGATCAGTAATGCGGGGAAATATACCTTTAGTTTTTTGAGAGAAAAGCTTCTTCGCTCTTGTAACACATATCTCATTTTTATTACACCACTTAGTAAACTCTCCTACAGTCATCTCTATATCTTTATTATTGACTGTCTTTATGTAAACTTTATCTTTATCAGTACCTACAATACTCCCTACTTTAGTTTCAGGACTCAAGTTGAGTGTTACCATCACACTCGGATATAGAGAATTAGCATCAAAAGAAATTACATTATCTTGAAACCCTCGCTGTGGTTCTCCTACGTATGCCCCTTCATATTTTTCAGTCCTGTCATCCCCCTTAACGAATGTAGGAATAACTCTCGGTGGATCTTGTTTGCGAGCTTCTACTATTGCTCTACCATTAACAGTACTGATAGTACCTAACGCAGCATTGAATGGTGTCAAACCAATATAAGAAAGCATTCTCGCTAGATCCATGTACATTAACTTCTCATCGAGCCTCACTAGCAAGCGTACGTCATGAATATTGTAATCAACAAACTTCTTCCAATCATTAATAGATAGCTCTGCTAGGCTAACATCTCCAATATCTACCTTGTTCTCTCCAAGTTCTATATGAGCTATGTTATCTAGTTTGTAACTATCCCTCATACCCATGCTGAAAGTTTTATAAACATCGAGATAATCAAGCATGGATACCCCTTCTACAACATACTTAGCTGTTTGTTGACCAAAATTACCCCTATATACACGCTGATAAATAGGTTTCATTATTTCGTCGTGAACAGGAGAAAACAACCGGGTAGCGTCTTCGCCGAGGATATTACGCACACGGTTAATAACATACGGAATATCAAAAATCTCACTATTCCACCCAGATAAAATATCTGGTCTATCATTACAGTAATGATCTAAAAATCGTTGAAGTAGTTCTCCTTCTGACTTGCAATGATAGTATGTTACGTCTTCTGCTTCTGGTTCATACGGGTTGATGCCCCATGTATAATACCTTTCATGTACAGTATCATAAATCGTAATAACATTGATCATATGACTAGCTTCCTCAGGTTTAGGGAACTCGTCAGGAGAATATGTCTCAATATCAAAAAACCATATCTTTAATGGGAATTGCTGAAATTCATCTGTCTCATTTACCTCCCAAAACCGATCAACGAGGAATTGCTGGTAAGGAGATATGTTTTCGTATATTCGATGGTCATTAAGATCTTCTATCTTTTTTCTTCTATCCAACTCACTCGTGGCAAAATGCTTTCTGAGTTTTGTGCCGTAGAGAGAAATACCATCTGGTCTATTATTGTTCGTCTCGCTATAAAAATAAGGACGATAAGGGCAATCTGTTTCGATTCGATTACCTTCTTCATCCCAAGTATATAAGCGCATTACGCGCTGATTCGGTATGTAAGCTAGATTCCTATACACTCCTTATAGTATAAGGGAAAATTAAAAGTTAATCAACTAATTCCATTTCGGAGATTAAGAAGTTTTCTATTTTTATCCGCATACGGAAATGAATAAAGTTCTTTATATTCATCAATATTATCTTCCATCCATCGTTTTTTCATATATTCACGGGCTCGTTTACATTCTTTAACATATTTCTTGTAATCGGTGGTTAGAGATGTAATTTTATCAATAAGATCATCACCAGTATTAAATTTGTGGAATGCATTTTCATATGTGCAGAGATCTTGCATAATGCTAGGAATACCAAAAGCACACGCTTCAATAAATTTTAGGTCACTTTTAGCTTTATTAAAATTACTATTCTCTAATGGAGCATAAAATATTGTCGCATTTAATTTGTCTAAAGCTCTGGGGTAGTCGACAAGATTAGTCCATTCATGGAATTCTATTTTTCCAGATCTAACCAAATCTCTTAGTGTAAGTGGAAAACCACCTACAAAAACCCATTGAAATTTATCTACAGTTTTGCGAATTACGTCATTTACGTGAAAGAAATCATCCTTTTGCTTTATTCTATTATCAATATCAAAATGAGCCCCACTACCACAATATACTATCCTAGGCTTTTTTTGAAACTTTTGATAATTTTCTTTTACTGTACTTAAATCAGAAAATCGATCCATCCAAAACCTTGGAATAAAATTAGGTATAACCGTAATGTTTTTATTACCAGTTTTTTCTACGTAGTAATCTTTCATGAATTTGTTTGTAACGGTAATCTCGTCACAGTGTTGCATGATTTCCATACTCCATTTCCTAATATTAGGATCCTCAAACGCAAATTTAAATTTATTATAATCAGGAATATCTTCTTTAAAAATTAAATCATCTATTTCATAGATGAGATTAAAATTATAATCTGATTCCCCTTGAAATGTTTTTAACCATTTGATAAAATTTAATTGCTGCTCTGTTGCTTGTCGCTGTATACGTATGCTTTTAAGTCCTTTATAAAAGTTCTTATCTCCAATCATTACAGTTCCGCCTTGTATATTTGCCCGACCATAACAATTTAAAAGTTTTTCTGGCCATATCATCCTCCAGTGACCACACCCTGAATAATCAGCATAGAAGTTTAGTGCACGTGGTAAGTCAGGCATTTCGTGAGCTGGTTGTTTTGGTCGTTTCGGGACCGGTTGAACCCTCGGTACGTTAAGTATAGGATTAATAGTAGGGGCAGCAGCAAATGGTAACCTACTTTGTTGTACTCCAAACGGCGTAATCATTATATAAATTTATTGGTTTTCGTCGACAAAATCCACTCTTGTTGTTATTCCGTTTTGTTTTTGTAAAGTTATAACTTCTCCTGTAGCAGCCTTCGCAGACTCTTTGCGATGAGAAATGATATAAATATTTTCTTTATAGCTATCAACTCTTTCATTTAGTAAACTAAGTACCAATTCTACACCCTTTTCGTCTAAAGAACTATCTAACAATTCATCAAATATAACAATGTTGTACGCAACTTCGCCTTGAAGCCGTCTCATATCCATGAACGTAAACAAAATAGCTAAGTCAATATTTTTACGCTCGGCTCCTGAAAAATTAAAGTATGAACAATCTTCTCCTTTTTCATTAATTATTTTCTCTTCAAACAATTCATTAAAAGAGCATAGACAATTTGCGTCCATTTTTTGAAGATAATAAGCTAATCGATTGTTCAGTACATCGAGTATTTTCTTTACTATAAAAGACTTTACTCCTTCTTCAGACAGGATATATTTTACAACATTCAATACTTCTAGATCGCTATGAATATCGTTAGTGTTCTTTTCTAGTTCTTCGACTTCAATAAGTTTGTTTTTAATCTTAGATTCTAGATCTTGAACTTCAACACTTGTTTCTTTTTCTTCAAGAGCTTTGAGATTATTATTATTAGAGTCTAAATCCCTATTTAAATTTTTAATGTAAGACTTAGCTAATTTGTTATTATTAGCAGTATTTTTAACATTAGAAATATAAACGTTTATTTTATCTTTTACGTCTAAATTATTCTTTTTTAAGTCTTTTAGACCTTTAACTTGTTTTTTAAGACTCTCAATATCTTCTTTTCTATTGAGTATGTCTTTATTAATCTTTTCTTTCTCTAAATGTATATGTTCTCTATCATTACTTGTAATTTCATGCAAGCAAGTTGGGCAGACGTCTTTTTCTGTACCAATATTGTCTATCTGTTTTTGATAAAAAGATATTTCAGTATCGTGTCTTGTAATGTTAGTTTTTACATCGGAAATTTTAGAGGAAATGTCTTCTAACTTTTCATTTATTTGAATAATTTTTTCTTTTGTTAGCTCAACTAACTCTTTATCAATAGGTTCAATTTTATTTTTATTTTCTTCTATCTCTTTTTCAATTACGGAAATCCGGTTTAATATTTTTTCTTTTTGCTCGATAACACTCTTAACAATATTGTCTTTTTGTTCCTTTAAGAGAGTTAGAATACTGTTTGAGTGATCATAATCTTTATGAGCATGTTCATATTTTTTCTGTACATCATTATATTCTGATCTAGCTCTATTAAGCATTTCGGAGAA